TGAAGACAATAGTTGAAACTGATGAAGAAGGAAAGGATGTTCTTAAAGATGTTCCAATTATTAATAACCAGCACTCGTCACTTCGTCAATGCAATACCTGCTTTGTTGCCTCGAATTGTCCTGCTTTCAAACCTGACAATAGTTGTGCTTTCAACTTACCCGTTGAAGTAAAGACTAAAGATCAACTAAAGGCTTTACTTAACGCAATTATTGAAATGCAGGGCCAAAGAGTTGCTTTCATGCGTTTTGCAGAAGAAATGAATGGCGGATATGCTGATCCCAATGTATCTCAAGAAATTGATCGTTTGTTTAAACTTGTTGGTAATTTAAAAGAATTAGAAGAAAATCGAGAGTTTGTTCGTATTACCGCAGAGCGTCAAAGTTCTGGCGGAGTTCTTTCTGCCATCTTTGGAGATCGAGCACAAGCACTTCGTGAACTACCCGATACTCTTAAAGAAGATACAGTAACAAAAATTATTCAACAATCAATAGAAGATTAGTTATCTGATAACAGCAGGTGGAGAGTAGTGGATCATAGTGGAGGCAACTTTACCCTTTATCCTTTCTATAAGTAGTAAAGAAAGTTAACACATATGTGATAGGTTAACACCCGTCACAATACGCATTCCCATTGAGGGGTATTTGCATTCAATCAAAGATGGTAGGGGTTTATGAGTCTTTTTTCTTTTAAGTTAGCCGAAGAATTTGTTACACCGTATAGAGCAAAGAAAGCGCCATTTGGTTATCAAGATGCAGCGGGAAATTCGGTAGGTGAAATTACTTTTCTTAGAACCTATTCACGACTTAAGCCAGATGGTACTAAAGAGACATGGGTAGACGTCTGCGAGAGAGTCATCAATGGAATGTACTCACTACAAAAAGATCACGCTAAAACTAATCGTCTTCCATGGTCAGATGCCAAGGCAGCCTCATCTGCTAAAGAGGCATTTGATCGTCTATGGAACTTGAAATGGTCACCACCTGGCCGTGGTCTATGGGTAATGGGAACTTCAATCGTTAACTCTCAGCGTAACTCAGCAGCCCTACAGAACTGTGCCTTCGTATCTACCGCATCCATGACTAAGACTGATCCAGCCAAGCCTTTTGCGTTTTTAATGGAGGCGAGTATGCTTGGGGTTGGAGTTGGATTCGACGATAGGGGCGCCGATAAAGACTTTACAATCTACGAACCGCAAGAGGGGGAACCATATGTCATTCCAGATACCAGAGAAGGCTGGGTCGAATCAACAGCAATCTTACTTAACGCTTACCTACGCCCAGATTCTAAGTCTCCTACCTTCGACTATTCGCTTATCCGTAATGCGGGCGAACCAATTAAAACTTTCGGAGGAACAGCAGCAGGTCCAGAACCGCTCATTAAGTTACATCATTACATCGATGGAATCTTCAAGCAACGTGCTGGTGAGAAACTTACCCGCACTGATATCGCTGATATTGGGAATCTCATTGGGGTTTGTGTTGTTTCTGGTAATGTTCGGCGGTCTGCTGAATTACTTATTGGTCGAATTGATGATCCTAATTTCTTAAATTTAAAAAATCCTGAAGCATTTCCAGAGCGTAACTCTTATGATCCAACAAAACCTGGTTGGGCATGGATGTCAAACAACTCTGTATCAGTTAATGTGGGAGATAACTTAGACACAATAATTGATGGTATTGCTCGTAATGGTGAGCCAGGAGTTGTCTGGATGGATATCTCTAGGAAGTATGGCCGACTGGCTGATCCTGAGAATAATAAAGACTGGCGCATTATGGGGTACAACCCGTGTGCTGAACAATCTTTAGAGTCATATGAATGCTGTACTTTGGTTGAAACCTATCTTAATCGTCACGAAGATATTGATGACTTTAAGAGAACTTTAAAGTTTGCTTACCTATATGCAAAGACTGTGACTTTGCTTCCTACTCACTGGGAAGAAACTAACGCAATTATGCAAAGAAATCGTCGCATTGGAACCTCTGTATCTGGTGTAGCAAACTTTGCCGATAACAAGGGTCTTCCAACTCTTCGTCTATGGATGGATGAAGGATATAAAGTTATTAAGAGTTACGACAATACTTACTCAGAGTGGCTAGGTATTCGTGAGTCTATAAAGATGACTACAGTTAAACCAAGTGGAACAGTTAGCATCTTGGCAGGTGAATCACCTGGAGTTCACTGGACTGTTGGTGGTGCCTACTTTAATCGTGCTATTCGTTTTGCTAACTCTGATCCAATGCTTCCTTTGTTTAAGTTGGCTAACTATCGAGTAGAACCAGCAAGTGAATCTCCTGATACAACTTCTGTTGTTTTTTTTCCAATTAAATCAAAGGCTAAACGTTCTGAAAAAGATGTAAGTATTTATGAAAAGATGGCACTTGCTGCTACTGCACAAAGATACTGGTCAGATAATTCTGTGTCTGTAACTATTTCTTTTGATCCAGAAACAGAGTCCTCGGCTATTGGTACGGCTTTGCATATGTACGATGGACAACTTAAAACTGTGTCTTTTTTACCTTCTGGTAATGCTACCTATCCTCAGATGCCTTACACTCAAATTACTGCTGAAGAGTATGAAGCAGAAGGAACTATGAAATTATTTCCTATTGATCTGTCTGGCGTTTATGCTGGTATGGCTGCTGATGCTATTGGTGAGGCTTACTGCACAACTGATGCTTGCGAAGTTAGGCTAATAAAAGATAATCAATAGTCTTTTGGTATGGCTTTGCCTTCTGGTATGGCTTTGCTTTGCTTGGCTATGGCTTTGCAATACGCTGTCTTGTGAATTTTTACTTTGTCTTCAACTTTTAATAAAGGTCTAACATCTACATTATGTTTAAGGACTACCTTTGTTATGGCTTGTTCACATGCAGGACAAACTAATACTAAACACTCTGTTGTTGTGTAGTCTTTCCGCCAGCCTAAATGGATTAACTTATTCCAAAACAATTCTTCGGTATATGGAATAAAACTTAATTCTTCTTGATAATAATGTTTATACTGAGTTTGCTTGTGCTTTATATACCCCTGATTTAAGTCGTCATAGCGATCTACAAATTGTTTATCATTCATATCCGCTCCTAACTAACTAACTAACTTCTCCTGGTTGCCAGGTAAGTTAGTTCTGAGATAGCCCCACCATTTCTGATGGGGCTTCTCCTATTGCTTTGCTTTACTACGCTTCTGCTATGGCTTTTGCTATTGCTTTGCTTTTACTACAAGGAACTGTTCCATTAACTGTTCAGTCTTTGGGGTAATTCCATGCCAAGCATTCCAATTTTTACCACCATTACTCATGTAATAAGTAATGGTCGCATTGACCACAGGGTTGAGCAGTTCGGCATTAGATTTTAATCCAAACTTATCTCTACGATCTTGACCTAACTCTCCAAGCATATTTATTTGAAACATGCCCCACGAGTTATCGCCTGTGTCTGTATTTCCATTGTGAGCGAGAGGTCGCCCATTACTTTCTTTCTTAGCGACTGCCCATGCTTCTTGAAGGTCTTGACCTTTGAAGCCTACGGCTTGTAGCAACTCGACCAATTCTATATCGGTCAAAGTATTAGCGTTCTGATACTTTTTCAAAGTTGCTTCTCTCTTTGTTTGTTGAACTAACTGGGCTTCGGCTTTAGTTGGCGCAAAGGCTATGGAAGTTCCAAATGCCATTAAACCAGTTGCTAGGATCAAAACGATCCCACCTACTCCTAGTGCTTTTAGTTTTGCTTTGGCTCGGCGGTTTTGCTCTGCCATTACCTTTGCTGATGCTTTTGCTATTGCTTTGGCATCTGCTTCGGCTCTGTTGATTATCTTGTTATTCATCATCACTCCAAATAGCCATTGGCACTTTCAGATGCCTTTGACTGGTGTGAACGAAGGCGGTGTAAATACCGCTCTGTCGTCTTGATCGATTGATGACCTAATCGCTCTTTTACTTCATGGACATCTACGCCGTTCTTTAATAACTGCGTAGCGTTGGCATGTCGTAAATCGTGAGTTCTAGGAAACCAGCCGATTGCGGACTTGGCTATTGCTTTGTTCCATGTTGTTCTCCATACATCACGAGGCATGTGGCTCATATTGTTGATGAAACTCCCTTGCTCTTGCTTCTGCTGATGCTTCTGCTTTGCCTTACGGCTTCGGCTTCCTACCTGCTTTGCTTCTGCTAGTGCTTCTGCTTGGGCTTTGGCTTTGCGGTAGTTTCCTACTGCTTGCCTACACCCTTCGCATCTACAACCCCCATGTGTATAGGAGTAGAGAGTTCCATGCTGGAACTGTTTTCCGCCCTTCTCGAATGGTCGAGGGGGCTTTGCGCCTTGTGAACCTTTAAGTTTACTCTCCGTTAATAGTATTGTTCTTGGGAACATCAGATCATCTTTTGCTATGCCTTTTGCTAGGACATACGCTTTTAATTGCTGTAATAGGGCTTTGCTTACTACTAAACTTCGCTTTTGCCCCGACTTCGTGGCATCTACCACTAGAAATCTCTCACCTTTGTTATACGCCTTGCCTAGATCACTAACTCGCCTTTGAATAAATATCTCGCCAGTTTTGAAATTAATGTCTTTTGCTCTTACTTCTGTGGCTTCCCCATAGCGACACCCACTTGCTACTAGGAACTGGGCAAATAGTTTAGTTCCGTTAGTTGGTAGGTGCTTCACTATCTCTTTGAACTCGTCAGGCTCTAATACATTGGAAATATCGGCATGATTAATTTTGATCTTAATTCCATGAGTAGGATTAATTTCCACTTTTCCAGCACTAACTAACTTAGAAAACATAGAGCCAAGAGAAGCCTTAACTTGATTGAGCGTTGCGGGCTTTACCCCACTTAGTTTGAGATCATCAATTAACTTAACTAGGTCTGAAGGCTTCAGAGAAGTTAGTTCCCGATCTCCTATAACTGGAATTACAAATCTAGTTAAGACCGATTTATAGCCCTTCTTTGTGATCGGCATGAGGTCAGATACCGCCAGCCATTGATCTACATAATCGCCCACCTTCAAATTAGCCTTTGAAGGGGCAATAGAGCCATGTTTCTCACCCTGTATGGCGTGATACATGGCTTCGGTTTCATTAGCCCATGT